CTATGTATTCTAAAGCTCTTGTTGGTTTTAAAAATATTTTACCAGTTAAAGTATTTGAATCCAAATCTTCAGGTGTGTTTGAAACGGTAACTCTAAAATCAATTAAACCTCTATCTCTTCTAATTGAATCTAAAATTGGGTTTACGGAATCTAAAAAGTCTTGTCTAACCTTACCATCATTTTGTTCAAATAACAATCTAATTGCTACCGCCGAAATTAATTTACGAGCTTGTAATAATAATCTTCTAACGTTGATTCTATCAAGAGCTGACTGTTTAATTTGTAGAGTTTTATTACCCCAGATAACCGTACCAACATCAGAGAACGTAGCGATAGGGTTTATTCTTCCTTTATATAAGGTATCTCTATCTTCTTGAGTTAATTTTTTACGAGCTCTAATTGAATTAACTAAACCTCTAGTATAACCCGCAGATGCGAACCAAGGGTATGCGATATTATCCGTTAAGGCTAAATTCTTAACAACTTCTCCCGTTGGTGGTATATAAATCTGTGTGTTGTTTACTGAGTCTCTAGTTAAAATCCAAGGATAGTAAGTTGCGGTATAATTTGAATCTATACCCGTTTGTTCTAAGTTATCAACACATTCCTGAGGAAATATTAAACCATCAGTAATATCACTATATGTCGGTAAGAATAAATTAAAATCTGGTGTTGTACAAATATAAATAGAATCCGCTCTATCCGTTTCTATCATATCAATAGCATCTTCAATTAAATTTGAATTGTTAACGTAATCAATTCCTGGTGTTACAAACACATTAATATTTGTGGCTTCAGGATTTGAAAATGTAGATAATCCCCATTTGTATGCGTAAAAATCGGTGTTACCCCAATTCTCTTGGTTAGGTCCAGTTATCTGTTTAAATGCCCCCCAACCTGTAGCTGTTGGATATGTTATAGACGCTGCCGCTCCAAATTTGTATCCTGTTTGACCTAAAGCAAATCTGTCTGAGTTTGTTCTATATTCACGATAAATATCCCAACCGTCAAAACCACCATTAGCATATAAAGTAAATTTACGACTAAACAATCTGTAATAATCTTCTGTTGGATCCGTAGGTTCAGTTATGAAGGACTGTGTACCAACTTCAAAAGCCGATGTTCCTGATGTTATGTAATCACTACTAACGTTGATTACTGTAGCTCCACTATCCATATGGAACCCTTTTGTTTTATAACCCCAACCTAAACCTGTTGTATCTGTAGCAAGAGAGATTGGTAGTTGTTTTCCTTTATATTGATAAAAATCATAATCAATACCTGTTATGTTTGATATACCTAAATACGCTTTTCTTAAATTTTCACCACTGGATATTACCGGATTATCTCCACCATTACCAGAACCAAAAGGAGGGTTATATAATGTCTCTCCAGGCTTATAATATTTTGTCTTATAGATAACAAACGGAGGTTTAGAGTTTGCGTACTCTCTAAACACATAACCCTCAAACCCACAAGGTAGTGCGTCTGTTGGGGCATCTTCGTTCATTTCTAACATAATATATTTAGATTTCACTTGAAACTCACCGTTTGACGTACCAATTTTATTTGCTATGTAGTTATTTTGTGTCGGGTCCATAGAACAGTTAGTAAAACTTTCTATTACTCTAACATTTTGGTCGTTATCATAAAAATCTCTAACAAGGACATCAAAGGTACCATTGTTAAATGATATATTTGCTATTGACATTTTAACTAATTGATTTGCCGCATTACCATCGGATATTAAAACAAACTTAAATAGTCTATACACTTTATTTCCTCTTAATTCTGAAACTAAAAATGGTGTTTCAGGTGTTTGATATTGTTCTAAGTAAAACCCTATTGAATCAGTATCTAAAGATTTTGCAGACCCCAAAGTAACCAAGTTACAATTTAACCCTCTAATCTTATTTGACCGATATCCCGTTAATAAAAGACTGGAATATGTTTCTTCAACAAATAAAGGAACATCAGTTCTTGATTTACCAAAATTACTTTTACCGAAAACCTTAGAAATATAGTTAGTGTCGGATGTTTGCATAGATGTTTCAAATTGAAAAGTATTGTTGTCCCAAGTTTTTCCAGATATAGCAAAAGTAGTAAATGGATTAAACTGAACACCAGAATACGATCCAGTACAATTCATATTTACGTTTGGAACAGCAGTTGTTCCTGATACTTCGTAAAAAGGACCATTGTTGGTTGAGTTATAATTTGTAATTCCTCTAGACCTTAATGTTGCAACAATTAAATCGTCATAATCAAAATGAGGTGATCCTGAATACATTGTTCCATAAAACTTTACAGATCCAGAATATGTCGCGGCAGATACAACTCCAACAGGTGCGAATGCACTTAAACTCATACCAAAACCTAAACCTGAATATGTATTGATATACGGAGAACCAACATACGGAACATAGGTAAATTGACTATAAAACCAAGCATCATTTAAATTAGTGTTAAGAGTACCATTATTTACATTAGTAACGTCTAAGAAATTTGTGGTTCCAGTTACCGTTCCAACACTACTACTTATTAATGTAGTGTATGTTGCAGCACTAAGAACCCCCCACCCAAGAACTGTTGAACCTGATGCGGTAGCACCACTTATTAATCTAGCCGCATGGTATGCGTTAATTTCGTTAGACATAAGAGTTAAAACATCTTGATTTATTGATGAATTAGACCCATTAAAGTCTGTGTAGGTATTATAATAACTTGGAATTAAGGTTGTGTTAGGTGATGCCCCGTATGTTACATTTAAACTAGTACCCGTTGTTCCGGTAAAATTAAGAACAAATCCTGAAGTGTATCCGCTAGTTATCCCTGTAGGTGGAGGTATTGCAACTATTGTTGAAGGGTTAACACTACCAATAGTTTTAATAGACCATGATGGTCCTGCATCGTACCCTGACAAACCTAAAACTCTTGTTACAAACAATTGATTTGATTGTTGTAAATACGACTTACAAATATACGGTAATTCGTATTTAGGTATTTGTGTGTTTATATATTTTTCAGGACTTGTACCACCAAAATATGTTTGAAATTCATTAAAATTTGTAATAAATATTGGTTCGAATGCTGGTCCTTGTGTTGTTTCTCCCACAATACCCAATGTTGTTACACCTACGCTTTGTGCAACAAACGTTAAATCTCTTTCTGAAGTGTATACTCCAGGCGAAACGAAAACTTTGTTAGATGATGCCATTTTTTTGTTTTTTATTTTATGTTTTTATTTTATATATAAATACCATCAATTTTAACAAAAAACTTTAGCTATTAATAATATTTATATAGTAGGGATAAAAAATTCTACCTTTTTTCTGCCCAATGAAATAACAAATTAATATGAAAAAAATAAAAAACATAAAAATATCTGAAGAATCTCACACAATATTAAAAACATATTGTGAATTAAAAGGGTTGAAGATATATAAATTTTTAGAAAATTTAATTAAAAAAACCTGTGAAAAGGAAAAAGATATCTATGGAGAGAACTAAACCAAATACGCCGTAGTACTAATTGTTGACGTTTGACTGTTGTCTAATTTATACACTATAATCAAAAGAGTGTCCCCGTCGTTTATTTGTATTATTGGTATGTTATCCCCAAGAAAATTACCATTAATGTAAACCGAGTATTTATTACCACAAATACCAACTTGATTATAATTTCCACCATTTATAGGATTAAATGTTACTGTTGTTCCATTTTTAACGCAAACATTAGTAGTATTACCACTAACTAACGTTTGAGATTGTACAGATCCTGTACACCCCGTATAGTTTAAAGTTGTACTAGTAATTGCAGATATAGAAATATTATTACACGAAGACAAATTTATAAAACTATTAATTTTTAAATCAACAGAATATCTAAAAACTTCAGAAAGTTGAGTCACTCCACTTACAAAATTTAATTCTAAATCAAAAAAATTAGGTCTTGGTGGTTCTATTGTTACTCTTTTACTTTTTTTCTTAAGGTCAACCTCCATCATAGTCAACGATCTTGAGATTGCTGGAGAAATTTGAAACTCATCTTCATCAATTAAAATTCCTTTCATAGTTAATGAGTAATTGGCAATATAATATTTTCTTTTTTCCAACTCTTTAATTCCTTCATCCGAAACGTCGTCAAGTATTATTGGGATATAATGTCCTTTTATTTGTGCATATGCTTGTTTTGACGTGAATTTTTGCATAACGAGCAAGTTAAAATCGTTAAGTTCCCTCATTCTATTACAAAACAATTTAATATTAAATTTTAAATCAACAGGTATTGGTTGTGGTATTTTATATACGTCGGCACCGTTTCTTTGACCATCCCAAGTTGGTACCGTATAATAAAAAAATTGTCTTCTATTTGGGATATTAGCCGCTCCTCCTTGAAATGTTCCATATTTAACCTCTGGTTGCCTAATGGTCGCTATAAAAGGTAAGGAAATGTTTTTATCTAAATCTTGAAAATTCCACGTTTCAGTAAATTGAGACCAATTTTGGTTTGTAATTATTTTATCTACAGTTGGGACAGTTTTACCGTCTATTTCTAATTTTAAACTTTCCTTGACGAAATCTAACATACCCCTATCTAAATCGGAATGTAAAACCCCTTTTGGTAAAAAAGTACCATCATTAGTTACTTCACCTAACAGTTGTTCTCTACGTTCGTGACCAAAAACTTCAGGAATTAGAGGTAAGTGTTTTTTTATTTTTTTTGGTAATGACATTATTATATTCCTTTAAATTCGTTAGCATTTACAGGTGATGCGATTATTGACCTATAAAACGGTTTATATCCACCATATGTGTGTTTATTGTCAGATAATACTCTACCATCATTAACAACACTATAATATCTAACTTTAGTTTCTGTTTCATAATACCCTAAATAATCACCATATTCTATATCAATACCTAAACCATCTAAGTGATTTTGGTATACTCCAACCTTCAAATTTCCAGGTTCTGTTTGTGATAACTTAGAAGTTCCATAATCAGCATTTGTTGGAGATTCTATTTGAACGTACCCATTAAATTCAACGGGAGATAAAAATTGTATACCATCAGTTAAAGATTCTCCGTACACGTCGTCGGTATTTGTTCTTTGTTTATCTATTCGATATAAAACAATCGTAAAGTTCATATCACCATGTAACCATTCTTCCCCCATAGAAATATCCAAATTAAAATCTTGTTCGGAAAAGAACTTATTTAACCTATTTATTGGGACTCTATTTTCTGACATATAGTATAAATACTTTTATAAGTAAAAAACCAATGTTTTATGTTATGGTTTATTTAAATCATTTATATTACATCAATAAAAAATCGTAAGATATCTTGATTCTAAATAAAAAAATATTGATTTTTTTTATTTTTTTTTTATTTTTATTATTACTAAAATGGAAGAACTAATTTCAAAAACTCCTGAAGCCAGATCCGCTCAATTACTTGAAGACTATCAAGGATCAAATAACTATATATTGATATTAAAACACAAAAAACAAAATAGTAAGTCATTTGTTCCAACAAGATCGCAAGCCGAATACATAATAAACTTTCACGGAAGATCTCCAAAAGTTGCAAAAAAATGGGTTAAACTTGATTCATATTTTGGTAAAAAGATGATGGAAGATAAAATGTACACTAAAGAACCAAAAGAAATATATGTTGAAAATCTATTAGTAGAAAAAGAAAAATCATATCATATTTGGGGTAAAATATTTAGTGGGGAGACTTTACATGATTTTTGGGTTCCAAAATCGGCAATAATAAAAGATAATGAAGTAAAAAACGTGGTTATTGATTATAACAAATACACAATAAGACCACCAATGGAACATCAAAAACTTGCAATTCAAAAACTTGTTGGAAACAAAAAGTTTATTTTAGCTGACGACATGGGACTTGCAAAGACAGGATCATCAATTATTGCTGCTCTTGAGTCTGGATCTAAAAAAATATTAATTATTTGCCCCGCGTCGTTAAAAATAAATTGGCAAAGAGAAATTGAAATTTATAGTGATCGTTCAGTTTATATTGCTGAAGGTAAAAATTTTGATCAAAACCATGATTTCGTTATTATTAATTACGATATTTTAAAAAATTTTCACGACCTAAAAAATAAAGAGTCTTCACAAATTTTAAAATCAAACTTTGACCTTGTTATTATGGACGAAGCTCATATGGTATCTAACCCACAATCAGCTAGAACCAAAATTGTAAATGATATTTGTGATAAAATAGATAGAGTTTGGTTACTAACGGGAACACCAATGACTAATAGACCAATGAATTACTACAATCTTTTAAACTTAGTTGGTAGTCCTGTAACGTCAAATTGGATGGCGTATGCTAGAAGATACTGCAATGGGTTTCAATTTAATGTTGGTAGAAAAAAGATTTGGAACGTATCGGGATTCTCTAATTTAGACGAGTTAAGAGAAAGGACACAATCACATATCCTTAGACGACTCAAAGATGAGGTGTTAGATTTACCAGATAAGATTATTACACCAGTCTATTTAAGATTAAAAGATAAAGAATATGAGGATTTAATGGGGGAATATTATGATTGGTACGATAAAAACCCTAACGAATCGTCATCTCTTACAATTCAGTTTGGAAAATTAATGAAAGTAAGAAAAATAATTGCACAAGAAAAGATTAAAACAACAATTGAATTGGCAGAAAATATAATTGAACAAGGTAAAAAAGTTATTATTTTTACAAATTTTACAGATACTTTACGAACTATTTATGATTATTTTGGAAAACAAGCGGTATATTTGGATGGGTCTTGTTCAAAACCTAATCGTCAAAAATCTGTAGATGAATTTCAAGAAAACGATAAAATTAAAGTTTTTGTTGGAAACCTAAAGGCTGCTGGTGTTGGTTTAACGTTAACATCTGCAGAGGCGGTGATCATGAATGACCTTTCATTTGTTCCTGCAGAACATGCTCAAGCAGAAGATAGATCACATAGAATAGGTCAAAAAAATTCAACATCAGTTTATTATCCTATTTTTGAAAATACAATTGAGGGGGCAATATATGATATATTAAAAAGAAAGAAAAAAGTTATTTCAACAGTAATGGGAGATAATATGATGGAAGATGCCACAGTTATTGAAGAAATGTTAAAATTAATTTCTAATGGTAGATGATATTTATAGTATATGTTAAATCTATATAATATAAAAAACACTAATATTAAAAAAAAAATTAATGAAATAGAACTTAAATTAGGTCTAGATTTATCATTAAAAAAATCAACAATACTAGAAATAAAAAAAATAAGTGTAGATAAACTACCATACGAGTATGGTTCTGTTAGTGAATTTATTGATAGTGAAACTATGAAAATTCACTACAATAAACATTATAAAACTTATGTTGAAAAATTAAATTTAGAACTAGAAAAAATTAAAGGTGCCGATTTAGACATCGAAGAGATAATTAAAAAAATATCAAAATTTAACAAATCTGTTAAAAACAATGGTGGTGGTGCGTTTAACCACGCTTTATTTTGGAAAATGTTGTCACCAAAAAAACAAGAGTTAAAAGATCCCCTACTTTCTAAAATTAAAAAAGAATTTGGTTCTTTTGAAGAATTTAAAAATAAATTTGAGGAGATAGGAAAATCAAGATTTGGATCTGGATGGGTTTGGTTAATACTAACAAAAAATAATAAATTAAAAATAACTACCACTTCAAACCAAGATAATCCTTTAATGAATACTGAAACCGATAACGGATACCCATTATTAGGTTTAGACTTATGGGAACACGCATATTATTTAAAATATAGAAATATGCGAGATAAATATATTAAAAATTTTTGGGGGGTGGTTAATTGGTCTTTTGTTAATGATCAATATACATTACAAATAAAAAAATAAATATTGATAGTCTTTTAAAGTAAAAGATATTTATATAATAAAATCATGGCAACTACTGTTATTATAATTGAACCGGAAAGATCCAAACTATACAAAAGAATTAAAAATCTTTTAGGGGCACCATTACGGGCAGTTGAATTAGATGATGAAATGTTGGATTCTTTATTGGAGTTATCAATTGAAGACTACGAACAACACGTACAGGATTGGTTAGTAGAATCACAATGGACTTCAATTTATGGGTTAAATTTAGATGAACAATCTGTAACTAGAGCTCTAACAACAAGAAATATGGATTGGGAAACTCAATACACATATGCGTATTCAAAAATTGTTGGATTACAAGCTGGTGGAGACTCAGTATTAAAAAAAGATTTTATAGATTTAGTTAACAACCAACAAATATATGAAATACCCGCAGGTCGAGAAATTAATGAATTATTATGGTTTTCTAGATCAGAATTAGATTCAGCATATTTTGATCCATTTATGGGTGGTTTTGGTGGTATGGGTGGTGTTGGTTTAGGTGGTGGAGCCGGATTTTCACAAATGGGTACAACTGGTAATTATTTTGTTACGCCAGCATTTGACATTCTTTTACGTATGTCTGATATAAACATAAAAAGAAGAATAATAACCGGAGATTTAACATATAGAATTACCGCATTACCTGAAGGTAAAAAAGCAATTCATTTAATGAATGTTCCTGGTGGTAAATTTGATTTTGGTAATATTAATAAACATAGACATAGAGTTTGGTATTGGTATTATGAAACAAACGATAGAGAAGATTGTTTATCTAAAAACCCAGATATTGTTAGACTACCATCAGATATTCCTTTAGATAAGTTAAGGTGGGATAAATTAAATAATCCTGCACAGACATGGGTTAGACGGTGGTTTACCGCGTACTGTAAAGAAACCTTAGCTAGAGTTAGAGGTAAGTATAGTGGTAATTTAAAAACACCCGATTCTGAATTAACTTTAGAATACACAACACTACAAAGTGAAGCTAAAGATGAAAAAACCATGTTATGGGAAGAATTAAAAGCCAGATTAGAGAGATTAAGACCTGAGAAAATGATGGAACAAAAAGCCCTTCAGGCTGAAAACTTAAATAAACTTTTAAAGTTTAGGGCGTTTACAAGCCCATATAACGTTATATAATTATATATGGGGATTTTTAAATCACAAGAAATATTAAAAAAAATAGGTAATAACGAATTGTTAATTTCTGAAACTGTTATTGTAGATAATCAAGACCATTTAACAAACGGAGAGAACTTTATATTAGTAAAAAATAATGGAAAATCTAATATTTTTTTAAATTCAAAAACTACAGAACATATTATAATTAAATCCTTAACTGATGTGGTAGTCTATGGGGATTTATTAATTGATGAAGAGTTTGATGAAGTTATATTAAGTAAAGGATCTTGCGTTGAATTTAAATTCTTTGGGGATTTTTGGTATATTTTATCCTCAGACGGAATAAAAAATGACTAATCAAAATTCAATGAACTTAGTTCGTCATCAAAAGTAAAAACAAACGAATCTTCGTCAGACAGTTTATTTTTAACTTCATATTTTCCAAAAATTAATTCATTATTAATTTTAACAAACTTTTGATCAACTAAATTAATGGTATTATCAAAATACATATAATGAGGGTCAATACCTACGGTTCTCCAAAAAGTAATTTCACTATCTGATAAAGTTAAAACATCCTCTAAAGTGTCTTGATTTGATTCACCAATTGGAAACCCTCTAACTAATTCAGTTTGTGATTTAGTGAACATTGGTTGATCTTTAGGGTTTTCAATAATGATTTGATTTCTAATATTTGGATTAAATACAACTAATAATGGTTCAATTCTCTTATTAAACGCAGCGATATATCTAGGAACATTATACTCACCCAACAAGTTAGGGTTATCCTCAATTTCTTTTTCGTCAATTAAATAACAATTTAAAATTATTTCATCTTCATAACCAACAGGAAATAACTCTCCATTATTTGATTCATATAAAAAAATCTCTTCTTCTGTTGCTTTTATTTTTTTTGTTTTTCTTTGAACGTCTCCGTGTGATTTTTTTTCACCATTATTAACATAATAAATTGTATCTCCAAGACCTGGTGTTTTGTTATTTTTTAAAAGTAACTCCATATGCGCTTGTCTAGACATCATACTACCCGATTTTGTTTTTTTTGTTATGTGAGTATTGTAATCAGATAATGATTGTTTTACTCTAGCCTTATTAGCTATTTTTGACAATGGTATTTTTTTATTATACAACATAGTAATATAATCATAATATGAATCTAAAAATTCACTACCCTTACCATCCAATAATAGTCTAAGACCATTATCTAAAAATTCAGAAACATATGTTTGTAGTTTTTTAGATTTAATAGAATTACCAGTCAATTTAACTTTACCTTTATCTGTCAAAAGAGCGTAGTTTTTACGAGCAACATTTATAGTCGCCGGCCAAACACCATCAATATCTAAACCCATTTCGTTTCTCATAAACAAATCATTATACTCAGCAACATCAGCCTCTGACCCAAAATATTCTTTATCTTTAATAACTAAACCATTAAGACCAAGACCTACATATTTATATGAAGATCTATCTTGTGGTGTTTCAAAATTAACACCATCAGTATCCATAACTAAAGGTATATATCCTTTTTCCATAAAATACATAATCATTTGACGAAGGTATTGTCTACCTGTGCAGGTAATCTGTTCACCCATATCTATGTCACCCCAAGGAAATACATGTGGAGCAGATAATGAACCAAAAAATGCGTTAATAAATATTTTAATCGGTAATTGTTTTCTATCGTATGATATTGATAGTTGTTTGTCTGAATCTTTAAGTTCTGACGCTAAATTTTTATATTTTATACGAGTATCTCTAAAATACTTTAACATACTTTTCATTGCCCCCATAACATCACATTTAGGAAAAACATCATGAACCAATTGTATTGATGGGTATAGTGATGAGTAATCAAGTTTTAATACATTTTTAGAGTACCCAACTTGAACTAATCTAGATAAACCTCCAGTAAATTTTCTTTTTTCTAATTTTCTTGGGATTGCTAAATTATTTTTATATGACCAAGAACACATAATCATTTTCCAAAGAGTCGCTGTACCCATTGTTGATAATCTTTCATATGTTGTTGGTACTAATTTTGACAATAAAAAATTTGCTTGATTAAATTGCTCATCAACAACCATAGTTTCATATAAGTCATCGTCCAAATACCTTTCAATTATATTTGAACCCTTAACCTCTAAAAACTTACCAGGATATTTAGACATAAGGTTTTCAGTACCGTTAGATCCAAATTTTTTAAACCCTCCACTTTCAGGATTAAGATAATAATCTTCATCATCAAAATAAATTTTACCTATTTTATCTCCCTCAACATAAACCCTTGTAGGTTTTTCAGATTCAATAAATTTAGTAATATACTTTAAAGACCAACTTTTAATATCTGAATTAATTGCCTGAGCTCTACGAACCGCATGAGCAATATCAACAATATTATATCCCCACATTTGTGTTTGAATGTACGGTTCCATTTCATTAGCCAACTTTAACATACCTTCTTTTTGTTTTAAAGAATAATCTGGATGTAAAGTCTTTGATATTTTTTTAATATTTAAATTTAAAATTTTAGCTCTTTCCAATATAAACGGAAAATCAAAAAAAGCCGAATTGTATCCACCAATTAAAGAGGGTTTTAATTCGTCAATTGTTTTAAAAAAATCAACAATCATTATTCTTTCCTCATCTTCATTTTTTGCTGAAAGTAATTTTAAAAATCCGCGATTATCCCGCATACCAATTAAAAACATTTTACTAGTTTTAGGGTCTAAACCTGTTGTCTCTATGTCAAAAACAAGTCTATGAATCTGATCGTATTCGTCAAAACCTTTAAATAATCTTTTGTTTTTTTGAATTAAATATTGTTCCACTGGGGATAATATTGTGATATAATCAGAATTGTCTCTACCCCAAGGATCTAAACCACCATTTTTAAAAAAATTAACTAAATTTGAATACGTTTTAGTTGTTTTAACTAAAAATTTTAAACCGTTTTCTAGTCTTTCATTACCCTTTGAATCTAACTTTTCAATTATAATCCCGTTTTCGGACATTGCCTTTTTTTGTAATTGTAAGTCATTTTTATAAAAATTCTTACTTTTTAAATTCCCAACCCAAGCAAAAGGAATAAAAGAATCAACCCTTAATAGTTTACCTTTAATTGGGTCTTGTATTATTTTATATATTTTGGAACTTTTATAATCGTATTCTAATA